GCGGTGAACTGGAAAAGCCCCACCACCAGCTGCTGGAGACGTATACTTCACTGAACCGGCAGTATGCGGAACTGCAGAGTGAATATAAGCATCTGCGGCGGTATTTTGGCGTGACGGCGCAGGTGCCGTACACGGATGTGTGGACGCATAAACCGGTGCAGTACTATCCCGGGAAACATCCGTGCGAAAAACCGGCAGAAATGCTGCAGCAGATAATCAGCGCGAGCAGTCGTCCGGGTGACCTGGTTGCAGATTTCTTCATGGGGTCAGGTTCGACAGTCAAAGCAGCGATGGCGCTGGGGCGTCGTGCAACTGGCGTTGAGCTGGAGACTGAACGTTTTGAGCAGACGGTCAGGGAAGTTCAGGATTTAGTCAGTCAGAACGGATGATATTGCAGGATTAGTTACGTACCGTTATTATCCTGCGCCCGGCCCTTTAGCTCAGTGGTGAGAGCGAGCGACTCATAATCGCCAGGTCGCTGGTTCAAATCCAGCAAGGGCCACCATATCACATACCGCCATTAGCTCATCGGGACAGAGCGCCAGCCTTCGAAGCTGGCTGCGCGGGGTTCGAGTCCTCGATGGCGGTCCATTATCGGTATTCAGCGTTGTTAGCTCAGCCGGACAGAGCAATTGCCTTCTAAGCAATCGGTCACTGGTTCGAATCCAGTACAACGCGCCATATTTATTTACCAGGCTCGCTTTTGCGGGCCTTTTTTATATCTGCGCCGGGTCTGGTGCTGATTACTTCAGCCAAAAGGAACACCTGTATATGAAGTGTATATTATTTAAATGGGTACTGTGCCTGTTACTGGGTTTTTCTTCGGTATCCTATTCCCGGGAGTTTACGATAGACTTTTCGACCCAACAAAGTTATGTCTCTTCGTTAAATAGTATACGGACAGAGATATCGACCCCTCTTGAACATATATCTCAGGGGACCACATCGGTGTCTGTTATTAACCACACCCCACCGGGCAGTTATTTTGCTGTGGATATACGAGGGCTTGATGTCTATCAGGCGCGTTTTGACCATCTTCGTCTGATTATTGAGCAAAATAATTTATATGTGGCCGGGTTCGTTAATACGGCAACAAATACTTTCTACCGTTTTTCAGATTTTACACATATATCAGTGCCCGGTGTGACAACGGTTTCCATGACAACGGACAGCAGTTATACCACTCTGCAACGTGTCGCAGCGCTGGAACGTTCCGGAATGCAAATCAGTCGTCACTCACTGGTTTCATCATATCTGGCGTTAATGGAGTTCAGTGGTAATACAATGACCAGAGATGCATCCAGAGCAGTTCTGCGTTTTGTCACTGTCACAGCAGAAGCCTTACGCTTCAGGCAGATACAGAGAGAATTTCGTCAGGCACTGTCTGAAACTGCTCCTGTGTATACGATGACGCCGGGAGACGTGGACCTCACTCTGAACTGGGGGCGAATCAGCAATGTGCTTCCGGAGTATCGGGGAGAGGATGGTGTCAGAGTGGGGAGAATATCCTTTAATAATATATCAGCGATACTGGGTACTGTGGCCGTTATACTGAATTGCCATCATCAGGGGGCGCGTTCTGTTCGCGCCGTGAATGAAGAGAGTCAACCAGAATGTCAGATAACTGGCGACAGGCCCGTTATAAAAATAAACAATACATTATGGGAAAGTAATACAGCAGCAGCGTTTCTGAACAGAAAGTCACAGTCTTTATATACAACGGGTGAATAAAGGAGTTAAGTATGAAGAAGATGTTTATGGCGGTTTTATTTGCATTAGTTTCTGTTAATGCAATGGCGGCGGATTGCGCTAAAGGTAAAATTGAGTTTTCCAAGTATAATGAGAATGATACATTCACAGTAAAAGTGGCCGGGAAAGAATACTGGACCAGTCGCTGGAATCTGCAACCGTTACTGCAAAGTGCTCAGTTGACAGGAATGACTGTCACAATCAAATCCAGTACCTGTGAATCAGGCTCCGGATTTGCTGAAGTGCAGTTTAATAATGACTGAGGCATAACCTGATTCGTGGTATGTGGGTAACAAGTGTAATCTGTGTCACAATTCAGTCAGTTGACAGTTGCCTGTCAGACTGAGCATTTGTTAAAAAAATTTCGCATGGTGAATCCCCCTGTGCGGAGGGGCGACTGGTGTATAAGGTGTCATCTCTGACGACAACCTGGATCGAGATACGCGGGTTCAGGGACACCGGACTGAACTCACCGGGAGGCACCCGGCACCATGTACATGATGATACAGAAATGCGGCTTCAGCCCCTCTCCGGAGGGGCTTTCTTATGGACAAAAAAAGCCCGCGCCGGGAGACGCGGGCGGCAAGGAATAAACAACAAAACGTGAAGTAATATTTCAGCTGGCGAATAATACCCGACAGTAATCACTCTGCGCAACTGCGCGGCCTTTTTCGTATTGCGGGCTGTAGTCTTCCTTCTGTCATTGTCCTTTAACTTCCGGACCTCAGCCCGCTCTTTATCTGATTCAGTACACTATCCCGGCCGGGAGGATTCATGACATTTAAACACTACGATGTGGTCAGGGCGGCGTCGCCGTCAGACCTTGCGGATGCGCTTGCTCAAAAAATTCGTGAAGGATGGCAGCCATACGGCGGGCCGTTTTCTTCGTATACGGATGATGGCGCAGCACTTATTCAGGCGATTGTCGCAGAAGGTGATGTGAGCACACCTGTTGTGGTGAAGCCGTCGGATGGAGGCACAGTAATCAGCGCCACCAGAGACCCGGAGTATTACTTTGTTGTGGTTCTGGCGGGGCAGTCAAACAGCATGGCATATGGTGAAGGCCTTCCGCTGCCGGAGACATATGACCGTCCGGACCCGCGCATTAAGCAGCTGGCGCGCCGCAGTACGGTGACACCGGGCGGTGCCGCCTGTAAGTATAACGACATCATTCCGGCGGACCATTGTCTGCATGATGTGCAGGACATGAGCCGCCTTAACCATCCGAAAGCGGACCTGTCAAAGGGGCAGTACGGAACCGTGGGGCAGGGACTGCATATCGCCAAAAAACTGCTGCCGTTTATACCGGCGAATGCGGGCATTCTTCTGGTACCTTGCTGCCGTGGTGGTTCAGCGTTCACCACCGGAGCTGATGGCACATACAGTGACGCGAGTGGTGCCTCGGAGAATTCAACCCGCTGGGGTGTGGACAAGCCGCTGTATAAGGACCTTATCGGTCGAACAAAAGCAGCACTGAAGAAGAACCCGAAAAATGTGCTGTTTACCGTGGTGTGGATGCAGGGGGAATTTGATTTTGACGGCACGCCCGGAAATCACGCAGCACAGTTTGGTGCGCTGGTTGATAAATTCCGTGCAGACCTGACGGATATGGCAGGTCAGTGCGTTGGTGGCTCTGCTGGCGGTGTTCCCTGGATATGCGGGGACACGACGTATTTCTGGAAGCAGAAGAACGAATCCACGTACCAGACGGTGTACGGCAGCTATAAAAACAAAACGGAAAAGAATATCCATTTCGTACCGTTCATGACGGATGAGAACGGGGTGAATGTGCCGACGAACAAACCGGAAGAAGACCCGGACATTCCGGGTATCGGATATTACGGTTCGAAATGGCGTGACAGCTCAGCCACCTGGACGTCACAGGACAGGGCGAGCCATTTCAGCACCTGGGCACGCCGGGGGATTATTTCCGACCGTCTGGCAACGGCGATTCTGATTCATGCGGGACGAACCACAGTAAAAGTCGATGCTCCATCTTCTGAAACTGGCGCACCGACGCCATCACCGTCAGAAAATGAAGCGGTAAGCACAACAACACTGCTGTCTTACCGTGCCAGTGAGTCTGAAGGGAGACTGACCGAACAGGGCTGGAGTGCTGGCGGAGGTAAAGCGGAAATTGTTGCCGATGAAGGTGCAACAGGTGGTACCGCGATGAAGCTGAGCAAGGAGACAGGAGTGGGGTCATGGTATCTGGAGCATGATGCCGGTACTGGCGCTGAACTGCTGAAAAATGGCGGTTTAATCAGCTGCCGCTTTAAGGCATCCGGTGAACTGGTAGCAAATCAGTATGTCATTGCACTTTACTGGCCGGTTTCCTCTCTGCCGCAGGGTGTCACCCTGACAGGGGATGCAGGGAATAATCTGCTGGCAGCGTTCTACATCCAGACGGATGCAAAAGACCTGAATGTGATGTACCACAATGCGAAAGTGGCGACAAACAACCTGAAACTGGGAAGCTTTGGCGCATTTGATAACGAATGGCATACGCTGGCTTTCCGTTTTGCAGGAAATAACAGCCTTCAGGTGACGCCGGTTATTGATGGTCAGGATGGTACACCGTTCACGCTGACGCAGTCACCGGTCAGTGCCTTTGCGGCGGATAAACTGCATGTGACAGACATTACCAAAGGTGCGACTTACCCGGTACTGATAGACAGCATTACGGTGGAAGTGAACAACGCGGACACTGCGGCATGATAAAAAAAGCCGCCAGCGACAGGAATGGACACTGGCGGTGGTAATACCCATGGAGAAAAAATAAAGGAACGATACTTTCGTGCTCTGATTTTTTAAATGAAAACAGTTCTTATTGTCAACAATAACGGAAAGAAATTATGACATTTCTGAACCAGTTAATGCTGTACTTCTGTACGGTGGTCTGTGTGCTGTATCTCCTTTCGGGCGGATACCGGGCCATGCGTGACTTCTGGCGCAGACAGATTGACAAAAGGGCCGCTGAGAAAATCAGCGCCAGTCAGTCAGCCGGAAGCAAACCCGAAGAGCCGCTCATTTAGCGGCAACTTTCTTAATCACATCTTTCGACGAGAAAATCCCATGTCAGAAATTACATCCCTGGTCACTGCTGAAGCAGTGAAGGAAGTCCTGCGCTCTGAAGAAGTCCGGAGCGCACTGAAACAGAAACTTCGCCATAACCTGGAAGCGCGTCTTGATGCAGAAGTGGATGCCATTCTGGATGAACTGCTGGGCGCACCGGCAGCTCCGGAGCCGGAAGGCATCGCGGGTGAGGGGAGTGCTTCAGATAGCGGTGACCCCACACCTGACAGCGACATGATGATGTAAGCATGCGTCAGGGACCATCGGTGTGTGCCGGTGGTCTTTTTTATTGTTGTGAGCTTCCGGATTGCGGGAGACGGGGTATGTACCAGATGGAAAAAATCACAACAGGTGTGTCATACACCACGTCAGCGGTGGGAACGGGCTACTGGTTCCTGCAGTTGCTGGACAGGGTTTCCCCGTCTCAGTGGGCGGCAATAGGCGTGCTGGGGAGTCTGCTGTTTGGTCTGCTGACATATCTGACGAACCTGTATTTCAAAATCAGAGAAGACCGGCGTAAGGCGGCACGGGGAGAGTAGGTGATGAACCATGAAGAAATGAATCAGCGCTTCAGTCGTCTGGAAAATGAAATTGCTGAACTGAATAAAAAACTGTCGGCGCTGATGCCTTCTGAAGATGCAAACAAACGCCGCGATGAGCAGTTTGCTGCGTTTGACGATTATTGCCGGAAAGTGATGAGCAGAAATCTCGCAGAGTGTTTCCGTATTCAAAAAAACAGAGAGCGCTCTGCAAATAGTGAGATTCTGGATAATTTTTTAAAGGGGACGCATCTCGCCAGTGATTGTTTCATTGCTCATTCTTTTGGTGGCTTTCATGAGGCCATCAAACATGATGTTGAGAGAAGTCCAGGTATCCTCTGTTCCATTCCCGTAAGCATCGAAATAGACACAAATACGATAACCGGTGAACTCGTTACCGCCGGAGTCGGTATATTCCGTCATGAGGGGAACGATGCCAAAGGTTCCTTTACAAAAATCGGGCCGTTCTTTCTGAAGGTAGAGCGATAGTTTGTTAAGTACCCATCCGACAGCTCGCTCATTTTGGTTTATTTTCGTATCGCGAAACAAAAATTCGAAGCGGCCAGATGACGCATGGGTGCAACCAAATACCGGGGCGTATTCATCAACCTTTGGTGTTCCTGAAAACATGCAGTCCGTGCTCTCGAATGCAGATGAATTGCTGTTGATCCACTTAACAAAAGAAAAAAAGGTCTGAATCGCTTGTCTGTCTGAATATTCAACAAAATCCTCAAGGTGTGTCTCGATCAGTTCCGGGTGTTTACGAAAGTCATAATATTGACCGGGACGATATTTATGAGTGGTTGTTTTATCCCATGGTTGTGCTCTGCGTCCCTGTAAACGGAGGTCTGCCGCTGGATAGATAAGCATAAGTAATCTCCTGGTGGAATGTAATCCACGATCATCCGGGGAAATTAAGAACCCGCCAGTGCCCACCACTGGTGGGGTGAAGGCTTAACATATCCAGGGATTCGGAACCGATAAATCCTGATAAATATCCATGAACACCAAAATCAAATACGGCCTGTCGGCTGCCGTTCTGGCGCTGATTGCCGCAGGGGCGCCTGCGCCTGATATTCTCGACCAGTTTCTGGATGAAAAAGAAGGTAACCACACCACGGCATACCGTGATGGCGCGGGTATCTGGACCATCTGCCGTGGAGCCACCCGGGTGGATGGTAAGCCTGTTATTCCTGGCATGAAGCTGTCGAAGGGGAAATGCGACCGGGTTAACGCCATTGAGCGTGATAAGGCGCTGGCATGGGTGGAGAAAAACATCAAAGTGCCACTGACTGAACCCCAGAAAGCGGGGATCGCGTCATTCTGCCCGTATAACATTGGCCCCGGTAAGTGTTTCCCGTCGACGTTTTATAAACGAATTAATGCAGGCGATCGCAGGGGAGCGTGTGAAGCGATTCGCTGGTGGATTAAGGACGGTGGCAGAGACTGCCGTATCCGCTCAAATAATTGCTATGGTCAGGTATCCCGTCGTGACCAGGAGAGCGCGCTGGCGTGCTGGGGTATCGACAGATAAGCAGAATATTTTGCTGAAAAATGACGTTGGCCAACGCGGACGGATAACACGAAATCCTGCGAACTGGCAAAACCTCAGTGAATAAAAGTAAAAACCCCGTTTGTTAGCAGCAGGTGGGGTTTTGTGTTTCCTGACTCCGGAAAAGTCAAAGGAGAAAGTGTGTTTGATTTTAGCAAACTGATTCGGGAGATTTGAGTGATGGCTGAAAAATTATCTACCTGGAAGTTCATTCTTATCTGGCTGGTGTTTGTGATTATGGTCTCCGGTTATTTCATCGGTCAGATACGCTGGTGGTGAAATGAACCGCGTTCTGTGTGTGGTCATCATTGCCCTGCTGGTGGCCTGTGGTGCGCTTAGTCTGGGGCTGAATCATTACCGTGATAACGCCATCACCTACAAAGCGCAGCGCGATAAAAAAGCCAGAGAGCTGGAGCTGGCAAACGCAACCATTACTGATATGCAGGTGCGCCAGCGCGATGTTGCTGCGCTCGATGCAAAATACTCGAGGGAATTAGCCGATGCGAGAGCTGAAAATGAAACTCTGCGTGCTGATGTTGCCGCTGGTCGTAAGCGCCTGCGGATCAACGCCACCTGTCCAGGCTCCGTGCGTGAAGCCCCCACCACCTCCGGCGTGGGCAATGATGCCTCCGTCGAACTCTCTCCAGTTGCTGGACGAAACGTTCTCGGTATCAGAGACGGAATCATCAGCGATCAGGCCGCATTGAGAACGCTTCAGGAATATATCCGCACTCAGTGCCTGAATTAACAGAGCCTGCTTAATCGCTGGCTTTTTCATATCTGAATTTCACCGCGCACCGCAGCGCATGATAACCACCGAACCTGCCCCTTTGGAATGAGCCTTTGAGGATACCAGTTAGTGCTGGCGAGCCTCGGTGGGCTGGTTTCCTGTGCGGCAAAGGTTCATTTCAAAGAGCAGGTACACGCTATGAAATATTCTACCGTTGTTAACGGCATTGATTTTCGTGACATGGTTATGGTAGTGGGAGGCTCTGTCCTGACCACGAGTATTAAAGTGGCGGAATTTTTTGGTAAGAGTCATAAGAACGTATTAAGAAAGATCAGGCAAACCATTTCTGAATGTCCTGATGATTTTGCCCGGCTCAATTTTGAGCCTACTGATTTTATTGATAAAAATGGTGATGTCCAGCCAATGTTTAACATGACGAAAGACGGTTACATGCTGGTCGTTATGGGGTTTACTGGTAAGACTGCGATGCAAATAAAGGTTACGTACATCCAGGCTTTCAACTGGATGGCAGAACTTATCATGCAGGGAAAAACACACCTGGAAGCTGAGAGAAATGCAGTCATGCTGGAATACATGAAAGAGAAAGATGTCGCCAGTATGTCAGGTCGCTTGCTCAATCGCTGGGGCAGGGTGAAGAAGCCTCAGTTGCTGGCAAGGCTGGACAGGCTGGAGCAGCAGGGGCAGATTGCGTTACCCGGATTTGATAAAGGCATTTCAGCCTGACATAACTATGCGCCGTATCGTCGCCGTATTCCTGCATTAACAGAGACCGCAGCCCGACAGGGAGACTCCTCTGCGCGAGTGTGCGGGGATAATCAAAAACGATACACACCGGGGTTTACCGCGTTAACGGAGCGCGGCGTTGTCCCCTCATAGTCGCTGGTCCGGTGCGATGGTGGAAGAAACCGGACTACATTACAAATGATAACCATTATCATTTTGCGGGTCCTCCTGGTGGGGTGGGCCTGAACAC